TTAAGGCAAAAGCTTAAGATGTTCACCAACAACAACGTCAACCCCTTCGAAAGTTTCTTTTCCACGATGGTCTCGATCATATCTTCCAAGGGTGCGAGTATCCGCTAAAAGCTCCAGTCTTTCTTCGTGTGTTAAACTAATTTCCGCGGGGTTTCCCCCATTAGCCTGTCTGTACTCTGTAAGCTTTTTTCTTAAAATACTGAATGTATTTGAATGGTTCATATCTATACCTTACTTAATTATCTGCACGTCGAATCAATCCAGTCAATCTCATATTCTGGCTCGGGGTATTCTTTCTTAAGTTTATTCATTTCTTTATGAAGGTCGCTCATATCGCAATGAACGCTTTTGATTGGGGTGCCGTTTCCAGATTTCCACACATTTATAACTGCTGTTTGTTTCATAATTAACCTATTGGTTTCCTAGGTGGTTTAGGTGGTGTTTCAGGTCTAAATGCTTTATCCGATATCTGTTGCTTTATAGACTGATAGATACCTTTCATATTGGCTCTGCATATAACTTGTAGCTTTATCAAACAGTCTGACATGGCGGCTTGAGGGCCTTCTCCATAGCCAATGCTAAACCAACCGTTTTTCTGATTCTCAGCATTTTCTAACCAGTCTCTGGCTGCTATGTAATCATTATCTCCAGCTAGCAAGTCTTCAAACTTCAGCCAAAATGCATCATCTTTTTCGTCTACTGCTGTGACGCAAACCCATCTTCCTTCACCTGTATATCGGCAAGGCTGGATCCTAATCTCGCAACCTATGTCTTCGATATTGGTTATAAATCTTGCATACTCTTTCCCTACTGATCTCATGAAATCACCTCATGTTGTTTAATTATGGCGCTATACACTCTTCCAGCCAATCTTCATCTTTCCAGCCATTATCTTGCAACTCCTTATCTGACATTAAGCATTTAAGCATCTCATTGATAACCCAGTTTTTATGGTGAGCGCCATCATAAGATGCGTAGTTTGATGCTTTTTCTATGCAGTTTTTAATTTTTTGTTCGGCCTCCGCCAGATGCTTCATGAGCTCTTCGTTCTTATCACCCTGGGTTAACCCTGATTTCTTTTGCATCAGGAGAGTGTATTCTTCCCCTGATGCTCTGTGCCTGAACGTCATTTCCAAGTAATTAACCGCCCCTTGGTCTTCAAATGTATCGACAAAGGAGTTTGCGAAAAGCGTTAATAGTCCGCCATGTATTTTGATGTTTGAATAGTTTTCTTTTAGCAGAACCTCTACAACATTGGGTTGAAGGCTTTCTATTTCTTGCTGGAGCCCGGCTATTTGGTGTTGCTGTTTTATTGCCAGGTCAGCCAGCTTCTGCTCAAGTGGTGTTGTCGGTTTGGTATCAAACTGTATTCCTTCTAGATCTATTGTCATAACTCCACCTTCTGATATTTTGGTTTACCATCATCCAGGTAGATCTGGGTGGTGGTGAATCGTTTGTGGCCCATTAGCTTTTGGATAAAGTCTTCTGGGTATTGATTGTCTCGGAGCATCTGGGCGCCGAAGTTTCGTATTTCTTTGAATGTCGGGCGCTGGTTAACGGGCAGGTGATCATAGACTCCTGCTGCGTTCCGGGCTTCTCGGAATGTTTTTGATAGCTTCCCTTTGGTTATGTAGGACCAATGCTTTTTCTTTTCGACCTGGTCTTTCTTGGCGCGGTCGTGTGGTCGATAAGCGAAGACATAGGGCGATACTAGGCCGCTTTTGAGTCTTCTCTGTATGGCTTCAGCTGGATTGAACATCAGGGAATTCATGTATATTTCGAGATATACTGCTTCTTTGTAATTGGTGGTTTTCCCAACGGCCACCCGAATCGTTCCTTTCTCCAGATCCACGTCTTCCTTCTTGAGGTTTCGCAAATCATCCGGGCGTAATAGTGTGGCCATGGCTACTGTGATCATGTCCTGCAGCCATTCTGGCGAATGTTCCTGGATTAATTGTAGTCCTTCGAGCGTATGCGGCCTGGTCTGCTTGCCTGTCTTTATCGATGGCAGGGTTCCCAATGCCAGGTTAGCCGTTACCCACCCACGACTGATGCAGAACTTATAAAAATGATTTAGCCGGGCGCGGGTTTTGTCGTAGCCATCGCCGGTGTAGTTGTCCAGCAGGTAATTCGATAGCCGTTCCTGGTTGATTTCGTCCAGGCGAAGGCTACCTAAATCTGCATTCACTCTCTTGAAGGTGAACTGGTAAGCCTTTGCGGTGGTTTCTTTGAGCTGCAATCTTGGCAGATAGTCTTTGGTAAAGGATTTCAGTGCTTCGCTGATTTCAGGTGGTCTGGCGCGCCCCAGAGAGTCAACAACAGACTGCTTCTTCACTGATGCGAAGTAGGCGTTCATCTTCTGGGCTATGCGTATTGCCTCAGCTTTCTGATCACCGGGATAGAACTTCGTCTTCTTCGCTTGCGGGTGGTCATACAGATAGCCACTGCCTTTGCGGTAGAGGTAGCTTGGCAAGTCCTTACTTCCTGATTTTCGTGGTCGTGCTGCCATATCAATCAACCTCAACGTATAAGCCTGGAATTGGCTTGTATAAGTCTTTTGCTGTTATGGGTGTTTTTATTGGTATCGCACAATCTGGCTCTACAAACAATATATTTTCCTTCTTAAACTCACGCAGATGGCATGGCGTATTATGAAAACTGCCGTTATGGTACCAGGCGTAAAAGTGTCGACGGCCATCCAGTTTTACGAATATTCGTACCGCTCCATTAATCGGGCACTTCTCGAACTCTTCTACCGTCATCCACGCTGATTCTTCAATTCCAACCAGGTGAGCCAGCTTCAGGGTTTTCTCCATCTGGTGTAACGACACCCCGGAACCCTTCATTGCACCCACCAAGCCCTGACCGGCTTTAACCAGGTCTTTGATTACTTTGTCCTTGACGCTGCTCATGATCACCTCTTCTTGGGTGGTTTGCCAGTCACGGTACGAGGTGGTGGTGGCACTGGTTGATAACCGTTCCCGTCTCGACCGTTGTGTTGGTTCTTTTTGGCCCATGCTTCCTTTTCTTTCTGCTCTAAATATAAGGCATTCTCAGCTTTGGCTTTTAGCCTGGCATCGATGAAGGATGTGATCAGAACTTGAAAGTAAATTCCAGCAAATATTATTCCCAGCATGATAAGTAAAGCGTAGAAATGACTTCCGCCATTATCCAAAAAGCTTCTGGCCACAAGTAAGGCGATGAAATAAACAGCTATATCAAAGTGGCTGTGAACGTCTCTGGCAATGAAATTACGGAGGAACTTAAGCATCGGCTGCCCCCAACTTAAAGACATGAAGTGACTGGCTGTTAGGAAAACTTAGAACAGCAGCGTTCTTGCATTCAACCGTCTCTCCTGGGGTAACTTCTACCTTTAGGCTGTACCCGTAGATTATTTGAGCCAGAGATAAGGTGCTTTTTAGCTCTTCATGATCACCCACTGTGTACTGAGCGTGATGTAATTCCGCACGAACTTCATCGGCATAGCCTTCGAGATATTTGATTCTATCTTTCAGTTTCTTGCGAGGTACAAAATCGCCATTAGCCCATTGTTTAATGGATTCCCACGTCTCTTCGTACATCGGCCAGTCAGACTCGACAACAACGCATTCCAGTTGTGGTAAATCGAATGAATCAACCAGATCCCAGAATTGCTTTTGCTGGCTCTCTGTAAGGTTTTTTAGCTTCACGACACCGTATCGAAGTTCTCTTTTAAAGTCGCTCACACATCCTCCTTATCACTAAATAGCTCTAGCCACTTTAAGCAAATCGCCTCCGAGTGACTCAATGTTTTAAATTTCCCAATATTTAATTGTCCGTTTTTGACTTTCAAAATATCCAAAGTGAGGGTCATTAATTGTGACTTTCCAACGAAACCGTCTGACATTGGCTTATAGGCAATTTTAATTTCCTCTAACCCGTTGACCTCCAGAGTAACGTAGGTGACACCCACGGTCCCCGTCTCAAGAGCTTTGCCAGGGAATATTATTTCAGCGATTTTTTTACTGATTTCGGTCTTCGTCAGGCTCATGTCTCACGCATCCTTTTAATAATGCTCATCGTCGGACTCTGCTGCTGACACCGTAACTGATAACCCTGTTTGAGCCTGGATTATCTCGGCGATGTTGTCAGTCATTTCAGGGGTAATCTCACCACCAACTTGAACAGAGTCTGGAATTTTCAGGTTCACATTTAATGAGGGCTTTTCAAAAAGGGAATCAGGGATTTCCAATTGAAGTCTCACCGCTATTTCATCTCCTGCAGTGCTTGGCTTTTTCTTTGTGACTTTGATGTTCCCAGCCTCTCGCCAGCTTTGATAGCGGGCTTTCTTTCCCTGTATGACTAAATAGCATGTAACCTTCATAAAAGCTCCTTGTGGTGGTGAATAATAAAAGCCCCGGCAATGAAGCGGGGCTTGCTTTTTTAGCTGTTCAAAACCAGATTATCTGAATACTTCTCAGTTAATCGCTCTACAATTTTATTGAAGGCATAGTCATAAACTTTGTCTTGGTTGGTTATTTCATACCAGAGGACAAGGCCTTCATCTTCATCTACTCGATAACGAAGTTTTACGTTGACATTGTAATATTCGCCCTCCTCAAAAACTCGAATACCAAGGGTGAGCGTTTCGGGTAGTTTTACGCTGCCGTTTTTCTCACTTTCATTGGAGTATTGAAAATCAATCTCGCCATTTTGGACGTTGATTTTTGAACCGAAAGTGGCTCTTCTGATAAGCCTAAAGTTGGTTATATCAGTGAAAAGCTGTGCGCTGTCAGGCTCAACAACATCTTTTATGTTGTCTTCAATAAATTCTGCAAACGCCACTTGGGTCATTTTCTTTCCACAAGTGTTTGTCCAGCGGTTCCATTCAATTGAGTGGACAGGCTTATAATCAACTAGATGGGTGCAGAATGAAGGCAAGTCTTTTTCATCTACTTTGTCGTGATAATCAATAATCGCATGAATGTAGGGGTGCGATTTCATACACAAAAAAATAGTTTCTGGACGTAAAAACTTGTCAACATACTGAGTGAATGAAAGCTCTGTGCTTAGAGAAAATTGCTTCTTGATCCTTCTTGGCTCTTCCAACAAAAAGTCAAGGTCTTCCAGTCGCTGCCTCTCTGACAGGACAACAAATTCTCTCCCGGTCTTTTCATCTTTGATCGGGGCTAAGCTTTGCCCAAGCTGAATCAGTTTCAAAGAGTCTTCTGTTTGCATGTTATCTCCTAAGATTTGATAGGTTAGTCATTAAAATTAGCCAACGGACTTGGCAGCTTTTTCTTGTTCGGGAACTGAGACAGGCGCTTTTGGTGGTGCTGCTGCCTCTACAGTTGTGAAGTCAATTTCTTGCTGTGAAGGGTCTCTTCTTAACAAATCCCCGTCACCAGTTGACCACATGACCATGGCTTTCTGTGGTAGCTTTGGAGTCATGTTTTTGGTTTCTGGAATAACCTGAACAGCATCATCGTCAATGCCTTTGTTATTTAAGGGCTTAACTTTGAGGGTGAGAGTAACGGTGCCGGACTTCCCAGTCTCTCTAACTGCTTTCACTACATCAGAAAGAAGTTGTGTTAATTCATCATCAAGCATCCCTTTATTAAGATGCTGTATCTGTTGGCTGAAAGGTGTTTGAGTCATAATTTCCTCGCTTTGTTTATTAAGCAGCATTCTGCTTGGCTAGAGTTTTCGTGTTGGCCTCTACTAGCGCTTTTGCTACCAGAGGAGAGACTGAGTTCCCGCACATTCTGACTTGTGCTGTTTTGGTGATTCGGTTGCCTTGGTGATCATGCTCAATGATGTAATCAGAAGGGAATCCTTGGGCTTGGTATAGCTCATGAGGTTGGAGCATTCTCATTCCTATATCTACAATCTGGTAATTCTCACCTTTTACAGTGACCAGGCCAAAGCGGTGTTTGCTGGTTATGGTTTGAAGGGGCTCTCTGCAGTCATGGCCGATATTGGTTCCATAATATTTGAGCAGGAACGCCCTGACTTCCCCGACATGCATCCCGCCTGCTGTTATGGTTGGCAATGGCTCTCTAATATCCTGCCCGGTGCATCCATTTCTTAGCTTGATTAAATGGCTGGTAACTAGAGAATGGTGATCAACACTGGTGACAGTTCCAAGCGGGTCTTTCAAATCAGAACCTGTGACTCCTGAATAATGTTTGGCTAAAAATGGAGTGACAAGGCAGTGCTCTGCCTTACTGGTTATGGTGGTGAGTGGCTGGTCAATTGGATAGCTCATATTGTCACCATTCCATTTGGTATGGCCCAAGCGAACAATAAAAGGATCAAGGTGATTGAAAACAAATTTCTCCAGACCTTTGGCAATTCTTTTCAGTGTGTTTTCTGCAAGGGGTTTCTTTCTGGTAAATATAGAGGGGCAGGGCAGAGACCAATCAATTATCTCTGCTGCAGTTCTGTATGGTTTCAGGCCTTCTCCATGGGTGGCTTCTGGCCAGCAGATTGGCAAACCGTCACAGCGGGCGATCACAAACAGGCGCTTTCTGATAGTTGGCGCACCATAATCACAGGCCCGCAATTCTTTGTATTCGACTTTATAGCCCAGCTCCTGCAGCTGCTTTAACCATGAACGGAAAGTGAGCCCTTTTCTTTTGGGGCAGGGTTTTGAGTCTTCGCCTAGTGGCCCCCATGTTTTGAACTCTTCTACATTCTCAAGCATGATAATTTTGGGCTTCACCAGTTTGGCCCACTTAACCGCCAGCCAGGCCAAGCCACGAATCTTCTTCTCAACTGGCTTTCCGCCTTTGGCTTTTGAGAAATGTTTGCAGTCTGGTGAGAACCAAGCCAGAAGGACAGGCTTTCCTTGAGTGGCTTCGAGTGGGTCAACGTCCCAAACATCTTCACAGTAATGCTTGGTTTTTGGATGATTCGCCCGGTGCATTGAGATTGCTTCTGGGTCATGATTGATAGCTATATCAATTGGGCGACCAAGCGCCATTTCTATTCCAGTGCTTGCGCCACCGCCGCCAGCGAAGTTATCAACTATCAAACCTTGTTTCATTCCGTCTCTCTCCGGGTGTTATGAACCACTTCATGCTGGCTGCTTTCTCCAGCCGATTTACTAGGTTATTTCTTGGTTAGGTTTCAACTTGGTTCGCATGAAGTGATGCTCGTCATGCTGCAGCTAGCTCTTGTACAAGTTCCTGCAGCTCTTCATCTGGCTCTGTATCCAGATAAATGAAATAGCGTGAACCTATGTTGTAGCCCTGAATCTGCGTATTGCTCGGGTCGTCGATGGCTTTCTTCATGGTTCGATTGCAAGGACGGCCATCTGGGTCTGGGAAGTGTTGCTCCATCCAGCGGGTCAGTTTGGTGGCCTTTCTGTTCGGGTTGAATCCTACGTTCATGGCGACAACCTAATGGTCAATTCTCTTGATTTCTATGTCGTTTTTTATCAGCGACACATGGCATTTTTTATGGCTTTTAACGCCTGTTTCAAAGTCAATCACCTGGTAATGATTGCTTCTCACCTTGATGTATATTGGCTTTTTCAGGCGCTCAGCGGTGCACTTATACAAACCATTCGCTAAACTTTGTGGCATAGCCTTTGCTCCAAATCTTTAATCTTGTTACGTTGTCTGCGTATTACGTCAAGAGATGCGCCAGTCGATACCAGGCGTCTCATAATGGCTTTTTCTTTTATCAGCCTTTCGTTTATGGTGTTGCTGTTCATTTCTATTCCCTGTATTTCCAGTCACAGTCCTTTATTTCTGTGATTCCATCGGTGGTGAAGACAGGCTTTCCTGCCTCTAACTTCCAAAATAAGGCTTCATGCCATATTCCGGTTTGCCAAACAAAGTTTGGGTTGCCGAAAACATCCTCCCAGGCTTCGATAGCGTCTTTCTCAAGGCGCATCTGGCAGCCCGTTTCCTCGCCAGCTTCAACCAAAACCAATAAGCGCTCCTTCATGGCTTCGCCCGCCTGGCAAAGCCTCTGTATCAACTGTTCCTGTGTTACTGGTTGGCTCATGATTAATCCTTAATGACCTTTAGCTGGACGCCATTCCAACACCGCAACGGGGGGGTGGCGCTTCTTTTCCATACTGAGCTCTGAATTCTTTATGAGCCTTCCGCTCAAGAGCATCGAAATCTTTCTGATAAAGGCTGACATGCTCGGGCTTTTTACCTTTGGCGTACTGATAAGCACGAACATACTTATTGATGTTGGTAATAACCTGTTGTGCTGCCTTGCTCATCGCATTGAACCGCTTTCGTTGCCATGACCTCTGTGGCGTCTTGGCTGCCAGGGGCCGAATGGGTCAAGCTCTGTGACCGCCGAGTCCTCATTCCCTTGAGGGGCACGGTCTTCTTGTTGCACTTCATCGTCCATGTCTTCTTGGGGGAGGGAGTCTGTCATCATCACTACGGTTATCTCCTGTCCGGGCTTGCCAAACATTAAGTCTAGTAAGTCTTCCTGGTTCACTGATGCCGCTAATACCAACAGGGTGGCTATCAATGAACGCTTAAAAATCTGTCTGTATGTCATACCTTTCATCATTAAGTCTCCGAAAAAATTCGGGGCCGAAGCCCCGATAAATACCAACTTACTGGTATGTGCTTCCCTGCTGTCTTGGGGTAGAGTTTCAAACTAACGATAAAAAGTTTAGAGAGTTAAACTTTTGGAGTCAAGTAAAAAGTTTAGAAAAATAAACTTTTGTGGTGAAATGTGATTTTTTGAAGGCTGGTGGTGAATTACAGGCAAAAGAAAAGCCGCTCAGAGGCGGCTATGTATTGATAAGGGCAGGTTAAATTAGTTTTCTTGGGATTAGAATCCAATCACATAAGTCAGGGAAATAACATCAACGTCCTGATCATCTAAGAACCCATCGGTCGAATCTGCAAGGCCTAGTTCGTAGCGTTCGTACTCCAATCTCAGGCTGTAGTTGCCCTCAATCCACTTAATCCCCACGCCATAAACCGGGTCATTGCCGTCATCATCTGCGGAATAGGTATCACCGAAACCATCTGTTAGACTGGCTTCGACATCCCATCGAGACATTCCAAATTTGCCGAACAAACCCCATGCGTCACTCAATGGAACGCTCCCCATTACGGCTAGAGAAAAAGCGCTACCCTCCAGTTTTGCACGCTCAGGGCCTGACAAAGCAGCAGCCTCCGCTGCTCCAAGGCTGGTGTAGGTTCCTTCAATCGCGAAGTTCTCATTGAATTCATACCCGCCAACGATACGCCCTACAGTTTTGGTATCGGAGCAAGTGCTACCAGAGGGCTGTCCTTCGCAACCATCGTTTTTAGCCTGGCCTACGCCGAAGCCAAAGTATCCCATGCCATCTTGTGCGGATGATGTTGCCGATAGGGTGGTCAGTGCTATTGCAGCCAGGGTGGTTGCCATTTTTTTATACATAATGTACTCCTTGTTTGTAGCTTAGTTCTTGGTTAGTTAGTGATTATTTCAATAATATTGCCATTAATATCGACTTTAGCGCCCATTTCTTCAATAACCATGCCGCCAAAGCTGTTTCTTGCTCTATATTTTGTGTAAACAAGAATGTATTCGCCCTTATCACCAAACCTGGTTTCAATGTGCTCGTAACTATCCGGATCTTTCAGGTTCTTTTTAATCAATCTTTCCAGCGCGTAGTGAGATCCATCCCATGCAGAAAACTGTTTCTCCACTAACTCTTGTCGAGTTAGGGGTTTGCTTGGTGTGGCTTTCGTAGGCTTATCATCATTCGACAGGCTATAAATTATGAAGATGATGACAATCAGCGCAATTAATCCACCACAGCCTATATTGGTGTCTTTAGACGATTTTTTGTATGAGTGGCCACAATGAGGGCAGGACTCAGCCTTACTGCTTATTTCTTTACCACAAGACTTGCAGGTCATAAGCTTTTTCATTAGAGCTCCTTCGAATATTTATTATATTAAATCATATTCCATTTTCACCACCACCCCCACAATAGTGCAGTCACCGTTAATCACTATCTTGTCGTAGCGGGGGTTTAATGGCATCAAATATTTATTTGGTCCATCGATGACCAGCTTTTTGATAGTGGCAGCAGTTTCTGATTCTAGTCTTGCAACTACTATTTTGCCATTTGTAGCTTCTACGTTTGGATCAACAATGACTGTCATCCCTTCCGGGATACTTGGCATACCGTTAGGGTTTGTCATTGAGTCTCCCTCAATCCTCAAAGCAAATGCATTGGCGCTTACTTTGGCGGTGGTTTCAATCCATTTATCAGCATCGCCCGGCTGAAAGTCATCTACTATCCCTCGCCAATTGCCTGCCTGGACTGCTGATATAACTGGAACCAGGTTGAGACTGTTGCCGTACATAACAGGAGTGGCTTCCGCAACTGCGCTTAATCGGTCTTTTTTCTTTCCTGGTCTTAGCATGAAGCTGATTTCGCCAAAGCCTTCTTTTACAATTATTCGGCCTTCGCGGAATGACTCCGGCTCTATCTTTAGAATTTTACATAGCGTTATTAAGTTGTCCCCGCTTGGTTTGGTGGTGTCATTTACCCAAAAACTTACCGTTCCCTTGGTTACTTCCATTTTTCTTGATAAGTCGACGGGCTTCAGGCCCAAGTCGCTTAATCTTTGCTTAATTATCTGGCCAGACGTTAATTTTTCAGCCATTAAAAGAACCATGTTTGTACCTAGTTCAGCATACTAAACCGAAAAATGGTTTAATGTCCTAGACTTTTAAAGTTTAACGATCTAAACTTTGCGTGAGATTAAGCAATGGAATAGACCATGAAAACAAAAGATGTCATTGCATATTTTGGCAGCCAGCAGGCTGTAGCCAATGTTTGCGAGATTCATAAATCAGCAGTTTCTCAATGGGGTGAAATAGTCCCACGCCTTAGAGCCTACCAAATCGAACGCCTTACCAATGGCGCTCTTACTGTTGACGACAGTGAATACTCTAAACCAAAAGCGGGGGAGGCTGCATGAAACAGCGCTCACGCCTGCAATGCCTGGTCAAGGCCATCAACACCTGGTTAGAGCTACCGAAGACCAGTCGGTCTATTATCACGGCTGACATTGTTCAGGCTGTCGACCGTCTTGGATTGACTGAATCCTTGGCTGAGCAGGGTATTGCTTTCGCCAGTTCGGACAATCCCTATAACGATATGCGTGTCAATGCGCAGAAGCTGTTCCGCTGGTTGGGGCTGTATACCGAATGTGAAACTAATCCTGAGCGCCTGTTCTTTGTTGAGCAAGCAATCGTTGCTGCGTTGCCTGAGTCTATTCGTCTGGATTATCTGGCCGATATCTATGGTCGCTGCGAAGTCTGTTTTTCTCCCATGCTTAAAGCTGAATCGCATGACATTGATGCTGTTCACATGGCTACCTATCTGATGAAAGAGCAGGGCGAAGCCCAGCTGGCGGTGGTGAAGCTGCAGGAAGAGTTCTCGGAAGCTCAGCTGGAAGATGCCATTCGCGAAGTCTCGGAAAGCATTTCTGCGGGTAACCAGACGTTGCAGATACTGGTTAAAGCCCGAAGCCCGAAAATAAAGGCTGTGGAGTAAGTTTTATGAAGTGGATAGTGTCTTTTAACCAGAAGCAGGCTATTGACGTTGGCGTGAGAAATGTCAGCCAGGCGATTGTTCTTGAGCTGCTGACTTCCTGTTCGGCCTGGGCCAGCGCCGTTGAGCACAACGGTAAGATTTATTACTGGGTGTCTCGCCAGTCTATCTGTCGTGAGCTGCCATTGATGAATATGAAGCCTGACACGGCCTATCGTCATTTAAAGTCTCTGGCTGAACTTGGTTTAATCGACCACCAGAAGTCCGGCAAGAAAGACTTGGTTCGACTGACTGCGAAGGGCAAAAGATACCACTCTTATCGCCCAGCTGATGTACAGGATTTAGGTGAAAATCACTATGTCGGAAAAAAATCCGAGTTTTCAGAAGTTGATACCGATGAAAGGGCAGAAGACAGCGACAAAAACCACCATTTAGACGGCCAAAACGACCAAGAAAGCCCGGTTTCACCGCCTTGCGATGACAACCCATCACACTATGTCGGAAAAAAATCCGAAAACGGTGAAAATCACTATGTCGGAAAAAAATCCGAGTTTTCAGATTCTACTATGTCGGATTTAAATCCGAAAAAACCCGGAAAAAATTCCGAAGAAGCTCGGAAAAAAATCCGACATATCCATACTACTAAAGATCCAGATACTAACGATCCTGCTGATGGGGAATATTCAAACATCGGAAGTGATATTCGTTTTGCGATGCATGACGAATGGCAGCCCAGCAGCGATCACTTTCCGGTTCTTTGTCGTCGAGCTGGTCTAGTCGATTGGCAGACGTACCACACTCAAGAAGTCCTCACCGAATTTATCCTGTGGTGGTCAGGGCAACCATCAGAACAAACTCAGTACAACTGGGAATTGAAATACCTGAAACAACTTCAACGGAGCAAAGCGAGAGGTAACGCACATGGAAACCAAAATCAATCAGGTGGTAACGAACCTACGAAATCACGCTACGTCGACGAAAACGACGCAAGCTTCCTCGATGAAGACGAATCAACACGACAAGTCGCTGGTCTCAAATGAGACAGCTCAGCACATGGTCGCTGGCTTTGTGGCCAGGATCCTCAATGACTTGGTGGAAATCTTTCCGGCCAGTCGTAACCGGACGCCAGAAGAGCAGAAGCGCTGGATGAAGGTTTGGACCCGGGCTTTGGCTCAGGGCGGTGTGGTGACTCATGAGATTGCACAGCTTGGCATTGACCGCGCTGGCCTATATCCAAGCTTGCACATGATCAGCCCTGGCATGTTCGTTCAGTGGTGCAAGGAAGAGCTGGTCAACAAGATGGGCATTCCAGCACAGGACGAAATCTACAAATCCATGGTCAGCTACCAGTCTGAGAATTTTACTCGAGTGAATAAATTCGCTTGGTGGTGCATTCGAAATATCGATATATACCGCTTCAAGAAAGCGAACACCAAGGAGGCGGAAAAGCTGCTCGAACCCGTCTACGAACGCTTAATCAAATACGCGCTTCATGGTGGTCAGTTCGAAGAGCAGCCGAAAGCCATTACCCAGGCACAGGAAGTTGAATGGACGCAGGAACTGGTCGAGCAGGCTGACAAGGGCCTTGCTCAAGCTAAAAAATTATTGGGTGGTGTGTGATGGCACCCACAAGCCCTTCATTAAACGAAATTTCTAAAAAGGTTCTTTTAGATCGGCTGGTGAAACTAGGCGACATGATAGGTGATGGATTGGCGGATGAACCTGGCGGTGGATGGATTAATAAAGAATACAAATCCGTGCTTAGACAGTTAGGCATAATTCCTAAAAGAAAAGTTAATAAAGACCACATTGATGGGCTTATGAAGTCAAGAGTTGTATCGGTTAGCTGCAAATCTTGTGGTGGAAAGTTAAAGCAAACACGCTCTGGAAGTATGAGGGCTTCATGCGTCCAGTGCGGTGCAAAATTTCAACTACTGAAAAGGAAATAAAAGTGATGGATATTTTACACGGTTTAGTAACGGGCAATGTGTGGGTTTGGACTGGCTTAATTTCGGTGGTGGTCGTGCTTCTGGTTGTTGTAGTGCTACTTGCCTTGGTCTGGATCCAGTTGAACCAGGAGTGTGATTTACGAGGATTTGAGGGACTTAATTATGAAGCTGATGGCAAGAACGAAAACGATGCAGCTGGCGCTCCAAGCCTTAGAGTTAGAAATCCTAACGGTTCGAGCTCTAAAGCCAAGCGAGGTTCGGTATCACCGTCATTCAAACAAAGAACAGGCCCTGGCAGAGTTGGAAGAGCGTAAGGCCGTTATTGAGAAATTGTACAGAGAACGAGTGAGAGGTTAGCCATGACAGTTGACGGAATAAACGTACAGGAACTTAGCCCGGATGCCTTCCGCGGTGTCTTTCATGACGTCTCTATCGACATCGACAGACAGGGCTTTGATGCAGCCTGTAACTGTTCTGAATGGCGGGTAGTGCTCAAAGGGCCAGTCAGGCTGAACAAGAATATTAAGGCGTTGTATTTCGCTGCTGGCTTCGGTGAAAAAGACACGCACATCACAGAAGCCATCACATTCGCCAAAGAGAAGATTAAGCAATGACCAAAGACGAACTGATTGCAAAGCAGCAGCTCGAAATTGAAGAGCTAAAAGTGAAGGTCTCCAGACAGCAAGAGGCTATCAAAAAAGTTCATTCTCGCTTTACCTGCATTGGTGGTCCACTTAATGACAACTTCCTTGAGTTTGATAAGCGACAAATGACTTTGATTTACGAGGCTGATCAGGATTTGAGAAGCGTAATTGATAATGAATGGTATTAATGAATGACTGATTACTACAACAAAGACTCAGATGTTAACCAGGTATTGATTGAGGGGAATGTGGGCAGTGATCCTACGCTACGATTTACCCCTAATGGTGATGCCGTCTTAAGACTGGGCGTGGCAACCAAGTATCCTGCAACCCGAAAATCGGGCAGAACGGAAGAGCTCACCACCTGGAACAATGTGGTTCTGTGGGGCGATGCTGCAAAGGCTGGTGCCAAAGTTATCAAGAAGGGCACGAGAATATCCGTTGATGGTCGATTAATTACCAGCAAGTTCAAGGATAAAGACACTGGCAGAAACCGTTACTCAACTGATGTGGTGGTGAATGATGATTACGGTTACATCGATGTGATACGTGGCGGTAAAGCTGAAAAGGCTCAAGAATCCAATCAGAAGTGGGGCAAGGTAGATGATGTCGATGGTAATCCGTTCTGATGGATGATGTTGACAATAAGCTTAAAGATGCATTTATCGGCGATAAGCGTCCCCGTCACTATGCTGATGAAGCTTTGCAGCAAGGTGATAAAGAAAAGATTATTGCCTGGATTGAAAGCAACGTGCCAGAAAGTTGGCGGCGGCTAGTCTGGGCTCATGTGAAGGTGATGAAGCGCAAGGCTTGCGAAACTAAAAAATAGAGAGGTAAAGGTTGTGGACTGCAAGACCGGTGAAATATTTAATCAAGAAGAAACGACTTCCATTATTAAAGAGATGGATACGCTGGCAGAGCGACAAGCTGCGTTCCGCGAAAGACTTGAAAAGTACAAAACAGAAGAGCAAATGGAATCGCTGATACCTATTGATAAAGGCACTTATCAACAGTTAAAGCCTTTGCAGCGCAATGAACGCAAAAATAAGATGCGGAACAGAAAGTGCATCTGTGGCTCTGGTAAGAAATTCAAGAAGTGCTGTTGGAGTAAATACGCATGAATACGATACAGGAGCAGTGGGATGTATTCTCATTAATGGTAGTTCCGAAAGGTGCATCAACCGTACAGAAGCAAGAAATGCGTAGAGCTTTTTACGCTGGAGCTGAAGCCATGATGAGAATTCAGTTTACCGTTGGCGACAACAACATGAGTGAGACTGCGGGAGTGCAGGTGCTGGAAGGATGCCGAGACGAATTGAACCGCTTTGCTCAACAAGTGGCTCAAGGCAAGGCATAAACCCTGAAGGAGTGAATGGTGTCGGGAGTGCGCTGGACAGAAGAAAAGCTTAAGAACTATCAGAGCAGAAAGGGTGGTAAGCGCCAAGAGGTGTCACCACCACCTAAGAAGCGAAGTAAGTACAACGCCAAGAAGATGGTTGTTGATGGCATTAAGTTCGATAGCAAGAAAGAAGCGAAGTATTACGAACAGTTAAAGCTCAGAAAGGCAGCAGGCGAAGTGGATTACTTCCTGTTGCAGGTGCCTTTCCATTTGCCCGGTGGTGTTGTTTATAAGTGCGACTTTCAAGAGTTTCTTACAGATGGAACGGTTCGCTACGTCGATACCAAGGGCTTTGAGACACCAGAATTTAAGATTAAGAAGAAACAGGTCGAAGCGTTATACCCAGTCATTATTGAAGTTGTTTAGGAGAGGTTATGTCAGAGCCAGTTAAAGCATGGGAATTTGTCGAAAAAGCCGCTGAGGAAATGAAGCAACGAAAAGCGGTCTATGACCCTGATAAGGATAGCGATGGCGAACGCTCGATGGGGCGCACCGTAGCCATGTTTAATGCTCTGACTGATCATGAGCTGACAGAAGAGCAAGGCTGGATGTTTATGGTCTGCCTAAAAATGGTTAGAAGCCAGTCGGGCAAGTACCAGGCAGATGACTACGTTGATGGCGCTGCTTATGTGGGGCTGGCTGGTGAGTGTGCTGGAAAGTCTAGAAATAAGGCCGCTAAGACCAAAATAGACAGCCTTAAATGCGGAGAGTGCAAAAGATCGCTTGTTGGTGTGTCTTCAATCGTTGAGTTTAATGGCTCAGAGGAGTCAGCTTGGTATTGTATGCGCTGCTTTAGAGAAACCGCATTTGGTGTTACAGATGAGTCGCTCGAAGAAGAGATTAAGGCCGGAGGCACTATTTAATGGGTCAAACGGCTAACCTTAAGCTTCAAGACACTCAGTTCCTGCTAGAACAGTGGGCAAGATGGGTTCATACCTCAAGTTTCGCTGTCTTGAGCTATCCCAGTATTGAGCCTTTTAGACGATTACTTGGAACCACCGTTAAGAGCGCTGCAATAAGCGATGCAGAGGCGGGCATAATCGACGCCACGATAGCCAAACTCAAGATGCGTGATAAAGAAATGGCCAAGGTGGTGATCTACTACTACTTAAGCAATAACAACCTGTCTTATGTAGTTGCTAACCTTAATATCTCACTCAACAAGGCTAGGCAATTGGTCGAGGGTGGCACGTCATGGATAGATGCCGCCCTACAGTTTACCCATCCCAAATACCAAAAAGCCGTTTGACCTAAATCTGCTGAGGGATTATCTTTAGTCCCTTTGGCGGGCATTCCTTGAAACGTTACAGCGTTATAGCAGAGGTAGAAAAGGGTTTGTATCAAAGGTTTCTTAAAAGCGAGAACTTTGATGATTTAGATAAGGCGCTAAAATGGGCGCGATCAATGTACCACGCTGCTTATAGGGTCACCGATAACCAGACCAGGCAAGTTATTAAGTCGAAAGGCGTTTTTAAAATAATTTCGATATAGTATTGATTATTTCTGCAGAAATAAGTAGTCTAAATACCGTATCTTGCGGTAACTGCCCCTGATACACACTACAAATTCAAATGAACCCGCTTCTGGCGGGTTTTTTTATGTCTGAAGGAAACCGCAATGTCAGAAAAAGACCCAAGTTTTTGGTTCTGGGTGACATCTTTCAGCACAGCTATCATTAGCAGCCTTCTAGCTTATTTTCACAGCCTAAAAAAGATGAACGCTTCGTTTGTTTGGCTAGACTTCATATTAAGAACGTCTACTGGAGCCGTTGTAGGGCTTCTAGCGACAGCTTTCGCATTGAGTTTCGATTATAACCAATATTTTGCTGGCGCTATTGCTGGCGTTGCTGGCATGTACAGTGAACAGATTGTTAAGTGGCTTGAGAAGTTTATTGATGCCTGGTTTGGTAACCATATAGACAAGGGTAAATAACAGTGTTTGCCTGGCTTGGAAGACTTGCCAGTGTCATTAGGCATGCTGATATGCCCATTGCCGATGCATTCAAGCTGCCAGAAAGACGTGGCTGTGATGATTTTGGCTGTGGGCACTATCTTGCGCCAAGAGGCCTGAGTCTCCATAAGGGCGAGGATTTTAAATATAAGCCCGGACAGCCCGTTAGAGCCTTTGCAGCAGGCGTGGTGACTTATCACGGGATTGTTTACGAAGACACCGATGAATTCACTTACATTCAGGTCTCGGCGAACAGTATTGACCGACAGTATATGTATGTAGTCCCAGCGCTACCAGTAGGCTCAGAAGTCAAAAAAGGGCAGGTGATTGGCCACGCCCAGAACATCGCCGGTTATCACAGCACCGAGCGCAGAAAAATGATTAACCATGTCCATTACCAGGTGAAGGTAAACGGGCAAATCCAGAATCCAAACGAATACTTGTAACCGAAAATCTAGGGCGGCGCCCTTGTTCGTCACTTCTCTCCGGGTGGGCGTCGCTGCTAGATATAACAGGAGAACCTCTTATGGTACCTAAAATTCTATTAATCGTGATGGCTTTGTTGCTGTCGGTCGCTGTGAACTTATTCCAGTACAGCTATTTTGGCGAGAAGGTTGATGACCTTAAGGCTGATAAGGCTGAACAGGCAGCGTTCTATAACGATGTAATTATGTCTCAATCTCAGGCTATTAGCATGCTTGAGAAGCAGGCGACGGTCGAACGACAGGTTAGCCTGGACAATCGAACGAAGTTAGAAGCTATCCAGAAAGCCACTCAAGCAACCGCTAGTCAGCTTGACCTGCTAGGAAGTAATAATGAAGACATTCAAGATTGGTATGACGCTCCTGTTCCTCCTGATGTTATCCAGCTGCTCAACAACTCCGCCAATCAGAGAGAAAGTGACGGTGGTGAAGCCTTACTTTCCACCTGGCGAATACCTAAAGGAAACACCGATTCCTACCTTGCAAACTACATCAGGCAAAACACCCACTAACCGGGATTTAACTGATTACAGTCTGCTGTTGCAGGGCCAGATACAGACCTGCAACGCGGACAAGCAAGCCATTATTGAATGGCAAAAAGGTATTGAACAAGATGACAGCAAAGAAACCAACCAAGAAAGCAGAGAGTGATACCGATAGGCTTGTTGCTGCCATTGGTCAGCAGACTGAGGCTATTGGTGCTCTGGTTCATTCGGTTGACTCTTTGGTCAGAATTAACGCTCAGCTGCTTGAAGCTCTGTCTGAGATTGATGATCTTGATGACGACGACCAGCCGCGAACCTATATGGATGGTACGCCAATAGATGCCTAACGCACCCGCTACACACAAACCGCTTAAGCCTAAGACCAAGGTTCATGAGATCAAGAAGAACCAACGATGGGGCAAAGGCAGGGGTGGCAGACCGTGGGAACGTAAGCGTAAGCGTGTATTCGAGCGTGATAACTATCTGTGTCAGATGTGCATCGAAGAAGGTAGGGTAACAGCTGTTGAGCTGCACGGGCCAAAGCATGGCGTCTGCGACCATAGAGTCCCTAAGTCGCAAGGTGGTAGTGATGACGAAGAAAACCTGCAAACTATCTGCCAACGCCACGACAAGATTAAAACTCAGAAGGAAAGTCAGCTATGAGACTGTCTACTAACAAAAACGACCCTGGCTATCAGAACTATCGCAAGGTTATGAGAGACAAGGTTTTGGTTTGGCTGAATGGCGAAAAGATAGAAAAAGCCATTACCGCTGACACTGTCTCAGGCTATGTTAAACGCCTTAAAACAAGCGCGAATGGCAAGCTATTGGTAGATAAACGCACTAAAGAGCCGCAAACAGAGTGGTTTCTGGGCGATGTAGACATTTATATCAACGGATTTTCAGTAGAGGGAGGGGGTGGGTCGAAACTTTAGGGCGATCCGAACGGAGACCGCGCCCCAAAACGTTTTTTTTCATCCTCAAAATTAGAAAATGGGCAGAACCGCGAAACCAAATCACTTAAAGCTGATCAACGGCTCTGCCAAGCACAACCCTGATCGCCATCGTGATGATCACTTAATTCCAGAGCCGAAGAAGCTCGATGTTGGCAATCCGCCAAAACACTTCAACCCGGAACTGAAAAAAGTTTGGCGTGAGCTGAAGAAGATAATTCCTGATGGTGTCGCTGGTGACAGCGACCGAGTAAGTTTCGAAATGCTATGCCTGGTCATTTACCGGATAAGAACCTCGGATGATTTTGTGGCCAGTCACTTTCAGCAATACATCGCTCTGGCCAGTCGCTTTGGTTTAACCCCTAGCGATCGACAAAAGGTAAAAATTCCAGAACCGAAAAAGAAGAGTGGTTTTGACAATGTATGAACTTCCCACACTGTACGGATGCTCTCGAGTACGCAGAGAAGATAGTATCCAAGGAAATTCTTGCGTGTCAGCACACCATCAATGCCTGCAAGCGATTTCTATCTGATTTAGAAAAGTCGCAGCAGAAGAAGTGGCCGTTCTACTTCGATTCTGAAGCAGCTGAAAAGGCTGTCAATTTCATTGAGCTGATGCCTCACACCAAGGGGCGATGGGCTCAAAAGAACCAAACTTTAAAACTGCAACCCTGGCAAAAGTTCGGGGTTTGCAACATCTTCGGATGGAAAAAGAAGTCCGACGATAAGCGCAGATTTACTGAAGTTTATTGGAAAGTCCCGCGTAAGAACGGGAAGTCTGCACTAGCCGCAGCTATCGGCAACAAGATGTTTGTCGCTGATAACGAATATGGCGCGGAAGTGTACTCGGGTGCGACCACTGAGAAGCAGGCCTGGGAGGTTTTTAGACCAGCCAGGCTTATGGCTCATAAGTCGGAAGAGTTTCGAGAGCGCTTTGACATTGAAGTCAACGCCAAAAACTTATGTGTCTTATCGGATGGTTCGCGATTTGAACCGCTGGTAGGAAACCCCGGCGATGGTAGTTCGCCATCGTGTGCCATCGTGGACGAATACCACGAACACGACAAAGACGAACTTTACGAAACGATGGTCACTGGCATGGGTGCTCGAGAGCAACCGTTGATGCTGGTGATCACAACCGCTGGCTCTAATCTTGGTGGTCCTTGCTACGAGAAAGAGCGCGATGCCATCAAGGTATTGAATGGCAGCATCGAGGACGAACGCCTCTTTGTTCTGATTTACGGCATCGATGATGATGACCAGTGGGACTCAGAAGAAGCGCTAATAAAAGCGAACCCGAATTACGGGGTTTCAGTAAGCGAAGAGTTCTTGCTGCAGCAACTGGCTATCGCCAGGCGCTCAGCCAGCAAACAGAATGCGTACCGCACCAAGCACTTAAATCAGTGGGTTGGCGCGAAAACAGCATGGATGAACATGCTTGCCTGGCAACGCGCTAAAAAGAAAATCAAAATTGAAGATTTTCTCGGACTCGAATGCCACCTTGCGCTTGACCTGGCATCCAAAAAAGACCTTGCAGCGCTGACTTTCTTGTTCAAGAAAGGAAATAAATATCACACATTCGCGAAATACTACGTGCCCGAATCGGCCGTACTCGAGAATGACAAGTACCAGGAGTATCAGAACAGCGGTCACTTGACGGTAACCCCCGGCAACATGACTGACTACGACTTCATCAAGGAAGACATTCTTCAGGCATACGAAGATTTCGATGTCAGGAGCACAGCTTACGACCCATTCCAGGCAACCTATCTGGTTCAGAAGCTAATGGAAGAAGGCGTTGAAAGCCTGGTCGAGTATAAACACACGGTTCTGAATATGTCCGAACCTATGAAAGAGCTCGAGGGATTGATACTCGATGGCAAGTTATTCCATGACGGTAACCCCTGCACAACCTGGCAGATGGGCAACGTCACAGCAAAGCTAGACATCAAAGAAAACATTTACCCAAACAAAGAAGCGCTCTACGACCATCGATGCAAGATTGATGGCGTAGTCGCGATGATCATGGCTATGGGGCGTTGGATGCAAGATAACGAAGATGATGGCGGTTTAGATGACTTCTTGGCGGATCCAGTAATTATATGAAAAAACCACAAAAGAAAGTTGGAAAAGTTAAGTCCGCCATTCTCAACTGGTTAGGCGTCCCCATCGAATTAACCGATGGTGATTTCTGGGCGCAATATTACGGTACCACAAATTCCGCTGGCCAGAAGATTTCAGAAAAAACGGTCATGTCGCTGTCAGCGGCTTGGGCATGTACGCGCTTAATCTCGGAAACGATTGGCACTTTACCACTAAAGCTTTATGAGAAAACGTCGAGCGGAAGGGTTGAGGCTACCAATCATCCTTTGTATCCGATTTTAAGGCGGTCGCCGAACGCTAGCAGTACATCCTCTACTTTTTGGGAAGCAAACACCGCTGCTATCTTGCTGCGAGGAAACGGCTTTTCAGAAAAGAAGTTTATTGGCAATAGATTAGTAGCTCTTGATTTTTTAGCTCCCAGTCGAATAACAGCCCAAAAGGATAGCCAAGGGGAATTGCAGTGGAAATATCTCGAATCCAACGGAAAGCAAAGAGACCTAAAACAAGAGAACTTGTTCCATATTCCAGGATTTAGCCTGGATGGTAAATGGGGCCTTTCAACCATTTCTTATGGTGCTGCAGTATTTGGTTCGGCGCTGGCTTCAACTGAAGCAGCGAACAAAACCTTTGAACGCGGATTGATGCCCACAACCGCATTGACTATCGACAAGGTTCTTAAGCCAGAGCAGCGGAAAGAGTATCGAGCCTCGATTGAATCAATCGGTGGCGCTGTAAATTCTGGAAAGACTGCACTACTGGAAGGCGGTATGGGAATCGAAACGATCGGCATTAAACCATCGGACGCCCAGCTCTTAGAGTCTCGCAATTATTCGGTGGAAGAAGTCTGTCGCTGGTTCCGAGTCGACCCAAGCATGGTCGGTCATGGTGGCAAGGACTCAAACTGGGGAACAGGTTTAGAGCAGAAGCTCATTGGCTTTTTGACATTTACGTTGCGCCCCTGGCTTACGCGCATAGAACAAAACATCAACAAGCGTCTGCTGTCTCCAGGAGACCAACTTAAGTATTACGCAGAATTCTCAATCGAAGGACTTCTACGAGCCGATAGCGCCGCACGCGCATCGTTCTATTCAGTCATGGTCAACAACGGGCTCTTTACCCGCGACGAAGTTCGCAAACTCGAAAACATGCCGCTTAAGGGCGGTAACGCTGATGTATTGACCGTGCAAACAGCAATGGCGCCGCTCGATTCTTTAGGGCAAGCCACTGATGGCGACCGCGCCAGAGCTGCACTTTCTGACTGGTTAAATAAAGGCGAAGAGGAAAAATCATGAATTTAGACATCAACAAGATGAGGGCCAACATTCCTGCCAGCCTGAAGTCGGACATTTCCCCGAAAGCGCTGGAAAAGTGGAACCCTAATTTAAAAGTCAGCGCTCAAGAGGCAGAGAACACCATCTCCATTCTTGATGTGATTGGCGAAGACTTCTGGGGCGAAGGTGTTACCTCTCGACGCATTGGCGCTGCCTTGCGCTCGATTGGCGCTGAGAATGACGTGACTGTGTATATAAACAGTCCCGGTGGTGACATGTTCGAAGGTCTAGCGATTTATTCGCAGCTGAAAGAACACAAAGGCAAAGTAACCGTAAAAGTGCTTTCCCTGGCTGCTTCTGCTGCATCAGTTATTGCGATGGCCGGTGATGAAGTTCAGATCGCCAAGCCAGCCTTCTTCATGATTCACAACGCATGGATCATCTGTTGGGGCAATCGCAACGATTTGCGCGACTATGCCGAATACCTAGAGCCGTTCGACTATGCAATGGCTGATCTTTATTCGGATAAAACGGGCGGTACCACCAACGACATGATCGAGCTCATGGATAAAGAATCATGGATTGGTGGCTCTGCTGCGGTAGAGCAAGGGTTCGCTGATTCCATCTTGACCTACGACCCAGAGGAAGACGAAAGCACAAGCGCCAATTCAGCCATCAAGAAAGTTGATATGGCTATGGCCAAGGCAGGAATCACACGCGCCGAACGCAGAAAGCTCCTTAACGAATTAAAGTCCAGCACGCCAAGCGCTGCTGGCGGTGGTATGCCGGGCGCTACTACGACCAACAAGCCGAGCGCTGTTGAGCTAGAACCACTCCCAAAAATTTCATTCAATTTTTAATAGGTGACCACTATGCCAGATAAAAACAAAGAAGTAGATATTGAACAGCAGTATAAAGAAACTGCTGCTAACCTGAAGAAGGTAAGCGATGATTTGAAAGCTTATGCTGAAGAATCGGATAAAGAAATTAAACTCCATCAAAAAATGTCGGAAGAGACAAAAGCTAGCGTTGATAAGTTATTGTCTCAGCATTCAGAATTACAGGCCAATATGAAGGATATTGAGCAGCGTCTTGTTGCTGGTGACGGTGGCAAAGGTAATGGAAAGCCAGAAACGCTTGGTGATAAATTTGTCAGTGCTGAAGGCTTTGAGGAAAACATTGCCCGACTATCTAGCGCTGGCGGTTCATATGGCATGAACATTAAAGCTGCTATCACTTCTGTTGATGGTTCGGCCGGTGCAACCATTGAAGCTGATCGAGTGCCTGGCATTATCACTCCTGGCGAACGTCGTTTGACAATCCGCGATCTATTAACCTGGGGCCGCACCAATTCAAACTCTATTGAATATGTTCGCGAATCAGGCTTCACCAATAATGCAGATGTGGTATCTGAGGCACCTGCAAGTGATAAGCCAGAGTCGGATATCACCTTCGAACTTCTTGATGCGAAAGTAGCAACCATCGCTCACTTAATCCGCGCATCTAAGCAGGTGCTGGATGATTCAGCAATGTTGGCATCACACATCAATGGTCGCTTGCAATACGGCTTGAAACTAAAAGAAGAAGCTCAACTTCTTAAAGGCTCTGGCCTTGGGCTGAACATCAACGGTCTTTATACGCAAGCTTCAGCGTACTCAAATCCAGGAGTCAATGTTACCAACGATACCAACATTGATCGTTTGCGCATTGCTTTGCTGCAGGTAATTCTCGCGGAGTACGAAGCAGATGCAATCGTCTTGAACCCAATCGAATGGACCAACATTGAGTTAACCAAAGATGCTAACGGTAACTATATCTTCGGTAATCCACAAAATCCTGGTATGCCATCTCTATGGTCGAAGCCAGTGGTTGCGACTCAGGCTTTGGCTGTTGACGAGTTCCTTGTGGGTGCGTTTGCTATGGGTGCACAAGGTTGGGATCGTGAAGACATCAATGTTCAGATTTCCACTGAAGATAAAGACAACTTCAGTAAGAACATGGTCACTATCCGTTGTGAAGAGCGTGTTGCCTTGACTGACTATCGTCCAGAGTCATTCGTTAAAGGTAACTTAACCATCGGTTCTGGTGGCGCTTAATCACTGAGTAAATCAGCAAGTTAAAAAAGGCGGCCTTTGGTCGCCTTTTTTGTTTCATTGAATTGGAGAAAATCTCATGGCAAAGCAAAAAATTGCAGTTGGTGTGGCTCTTACAGGGTTCGACCACCATGGAACTAAGCGTCGCGGCCAAACCATTTATAGCACTGACTACTCGCAGGAAACCCTGAAGCAGTTGGTTCAAGCGGGGTTTGTTGAATTAAAAACTAATTCAACAAAGGCTGAGGAAGAAGCTAAAGCTAAAGCCAAGGCTGAGGAAGAAGCTAATCAGCCGGACGAAAAAGGCGAAGACGCTGACCCCGAGCAGGGCGCTGGCGAACAGTCGTCTGCATCGCCAGTGGCCCCAGCCTCACAAGAGCAGACTGCGAAAGAGTCAGACTCTGGCGAGAAGAAAAAAGGCGGCAAAAAGAAAAAGTAGCGGTCATCGTTACCAACACCACTTACCGGCTCTGTCCCTGGGCTGATGTGCTCTATGCAATGGACAGAGATTGGTGGAAGGAGTATCTCGATCATGTGATACCCCACTTCAGTGGTGAACGTATTAGTGTGGCTCAGCACATCAACGGTGTGCAGTTTGTCCGTTTTAATCATGGACAGAACTCAGGTCTTGGCGCGATTCTTTTGGCTGCTCATTTCGGAGCTGAAAAAGTCATCATGCTTGGATACGACTGTGGCCACACTGAAGGCAAAACCCATTGGCACGGCGATCACCCGAAAAGCCTGGGTAATGCCGGAAAAGTGAATCAATGGCCAAGGCAATTTGAGCGAATGAAACCGCACTTGAAAGGTGTGGAAGTTGTTAATGCATCGAGAGTAACAGCTCTTGATATGTTCCCTAGAGCAGAACTTGAAGAGGTATTGCAGTGAGCTATGTCAGCTTAACGATGGCGAAAGATCATCTACTGGTCATTCATGATGAAGACGATACCTATATCCAGCAGTGTATCGATGCTGCGGAAAATTGGGCTGCTAATTACATGAATCGCCCCAGCATTGAAGGGCCTCAGAACTCTGAATATCCCTGGGATTTATCACAAGACGAAGTGACGTCTAACGATGAGGTTCCCGCCGGAGTGGTGCAGGCTATTTTAATCCTGGTTGGCGAGTATTACGAAAATCGAACTATGGCCATGCCTGGGCATCCGCAAGCGGTAGAGCAGCTCCTTCACTTCCATCGCGTTTGCTTGGGGGTTTAGATGCGCGGTGTAAAGCCTGGCAAATATCGCCACCGAATTGAGATACAGGAGAAAGCTAAAAGTCGCGACCCTGACTCTGGAGCCGATATCGTAACCTGGTCAACAGTGGCTCTAAACTCCAACACCTTATTGAACGCGGTACCCGCTGAGGTTTTGACGGGGCCAGGCAGAGAGTTCCGGGAGTCTAATGCTCCGCAGAGTGAAATCAGTGCCCGTATTAACTTCCGCTGGTTTCCCGGCTTAACGCAGGAAATGCGCATTATCTGGAACGGACAGGTCTTTAATATCGAAGGCATCGAAATGGATGCAACCAACCGCCACGAATACCGAACACAATGTTCAACGGGTGTGAACGATGGTGAATAAATACTTCAGAGGGATGCTTGGGCTGGGTGACAGCATTTACCAGCGAGCCTTTCTGAAGAAAGAAACGAACCAAGTTTACTTTGTAACCTCATGGCCAGAGCTCTACGAGGATCTGTCTCATGTGATTCCGGTTAAACCGGTTACAAAGCTTAGAACCCAGAAAAAGAACGCTGATAACTATCGACGCTGGCAACCAGCTCCTGAGGCTACGCCAAAGCCCATTAGCTATGGAGCGCACGGAATTATCAAAGGCCTGTCGCTGGCATTTGGCAAAAAGCCCTGCGAAATGGACTTGCCCGACTATGGAGAATCGCCGGTTAAAGGTGATTACGTTGTCGTTCGCCCGGTGACACTCCGCCAGGAGTGGAAGGCAGTTAGCCGCAATCCAGAGCCTGAATATATTGCAGAAGCTGTCGAAGCTATTAAAGCCAAGGGCTTAAAGGTGGTGAGCGTTGCTGATTTGGAAGAAGGTAAAGAATGGTTGGTTGGTAACCAGCTAAACGCTGACATCGAATTTCATAAAGGCGAACTAAGCATCAAGCAGTTGATGGCTCTTTGTGCTAACGCCAAAGGTTTGATTGGCGGTGTGGGCTGGATAGTGCCAACGTCATTGGCCTACAAAGTCCCGTCATGGGTGGTGCTGGGTGGCCACGGTACCTTCAACCACCCCAAGCAACTTAAACAGATTGATTATCCGAACGACTCAATCACCTGGGCAATGCCAGATAACTTCTGTATGTGCAGGCAGATGCTGCACGACTGCGATAAAACAATTTCCGATTACTCAGAGAAGCTAAGCCGATGGATAGAAACAACACTTTAAAGCATGAAGGTGATGCCTTGGTGTGGCTGCCTGAATTAGGTATGGGCTATCACACGGCTGAAGCTATGAGTTATCAAGAGGACTACTGGCAGAAATACCAGGTGATGGATGATAGCGACATGGGCGAAGCCCTCACGCAAGCCCGGATTGATTTTGTAAGAAAGAACTACGATGGCTTAGTTGTTGATATAGGAATCGGCGCCGGGCGCTTTGTTGAAGAAATCGGCGGCTTAGGCTTTGACGTGAATGAACATGCTATAGCCTGGCTTGAAAGTCGTAATCGATTCTGTGATCCATACCGTTTTTCAGTCCGAGCAATAACCTGCTGGGACTCGCTAGAACATATTACCAAACCCGAAGACCTGATTGCTCAGGCTGAAGAATGGGTCTTTGTATCGATGCCCATCTATAAAGGTGGCGAACACGTCCTTAAGTCCAAGCATTATCGACCAGGCGAGCATCTATGGTACTGGACTCGGGAAGGCTTAATTAAGTGGTTTTTCCGCAACGGGTTTAATTTGATTTCATCTTCTGACTTTGAAACAGAGATTGGTCGAGAAGAAATCGAAAGCTTTGCATTCCATAGGTTCAAGCATGTCTGATGGTGTTGATTTTTCATTGGTCGGAATGGATGAGCTGCTTGGGAAGCTGGACGCTGTCAATCACGATATTAAATATAAGGGCGGCCGCTTTGCTTTAAGAAAGGCTGCAAACCTAGTTGCCCAGAAAGCCAAAGAGGGCGCTCTACGAATAGATGACCCTGCAACTGCAGCGAACATTGCTAAGAACATTGCGGTTCGTTGGTCTGGTCGATTCTTTAAAGCCAAAGGGGATTTGAAGTTTCGGGTAGGTGTCATGGGTGGTGCGGGTGGCCCCAAGCCTTCTGAATACTACGAAGGCAACCCGGGCAAAGATACCAGGCACTGGCGCTATCACGAATTCGGTACCCATAACCACAAGGCGCAGCCTTTTATGCGTCCGGCTGGAGAGCAGAGCACAGGTGAGGTCGTTGATGTGTTCGCCACTCAATACAGCAAAGCAATTGATAGAGCTCTAAAGAGAGCTCAGAAGAAAAAGGCCCAGTAATGTTCCCTCCGATTTATCAAACCTGTGTCAACGACGCGGGGGTTGTTGCCGTGCTTGGTGCAGAACCGAGGATCTGGCCGTTTGGTAAAGCCAGACAGGGCGCAGCAAAGCCTTATGCTGTTTATCAGAACATCAGCGGCAGTCCCGAAAACTACATTAATCAGACACCTGATGCTGACTACAACCTAATTCAGATCGATATCTACGGCGATACCGTCGAGAGCTGTCGAGAAGCGGCCATTGCTTTGCGCGATGCATTTGAACCAATAGCACATATAACCGCCTGGGGCCGCGAAGACCGCGACCCCGACACCAATCTTTTTGAATTTTCTTTCGACACCAACTTTATAACATCGAGGTAACTTGTTATGAGTAAGAAGACCCAAGGCACTCAGCTGTACATCATCGACCCAGCAGATGACACCGTGATCACAGTAGCCTGTGCTACATCAATGAACGCAGGCGGCAACCCCGCTGATCAACTGGATGATACTTGTCTGGAAGATCAGGACCGCAAATACAAAAAAGGCCTAAGAACACCTGGCCAGGCGGCTATCACTATCAATGCTGACCCAAGCATTGCTAGCCACAAGCGTCTGCATGAGCTCTCTCAAGACGACACTATTGATAACTTATCAATGGCGATCGGCTGGTCAGATGGAACGGATGCTCCAACGGTTGATTCTAACGGTGATTTTGTTTTCCCAACCACGCGCAGCTGGTTAAGCTTCGAAGGCTACATCGTGGACTTCCCATTTGACTTCCAAATGAACTCTTTGGTCGCGTCGAACATTCCTGTTCAGCGTTCTGGTAAAGCAACTCTAACTGCCAAAGTAGCTTAATCAAATGGAAAAACTTAGCCTCGATAAACTGAAAGAACTGGGCTCCTTTTCGGGAGCTCCAGTTGAAAAAGAAGTGACCTGGAAGCAGGGCGACCAAGAGCACACGTTCACGGTTTTTGTTCGAAGACTGTCTTATCAGGAAGGTAAGCTCGAAGCAGAGCATTATCGTAAGAACAAATCTGACCTTATGGCATCACGCATTGCCTCAAGTATTCTTGATGAAGATGGGAAACCAATCTTCGACATCGGAGACATCACCGGTGAAAACGACCCTGAGCGCGGCCCCTTAAACTTTAGTCTGACAGCAGCATTAATGAATGTCATTAATGAGGTCAACAATCTGGGAAAGACCACGAGCTCACAGACGAAGAAGAACTCTGGCACGAACTAGTTCTAAACGGTGTCGGTGGGCGCACCATCGCTGAAGCAAAAGAAAACCTTTCCTATCAGGAGTTCTTGGCTTGGGCTTTTTACCGGAGTATACGCGGAAGCCTGAACCCAGGGGTTATGACCGAACTGAGTGTTGCAAGCTTCTCTGCTGTGTACTCAACTTCTTTATCCAAAAATAAAAAATTCAGCATGTGGGATTTTACACCGCACTTTGATAAGCCCGAACCCAAAGAAGTATCAATCGAAGATTTTTATAAGGCACTTTAGATGGCATCACGTTCATTAGGCACACTCACACTTGACTTAGTCGCAAAGATTGGTGGCTTTGAGCGAGGCATGGACGCAGCTGAAAGGAAGTCAAAAAACACTTCCAACAAGATGCGTAAGCATGCAAAGGATTTGGGTGCCGCCGTTGGTACCATGCTAGCCGGTGGTGTCACAGCCTTAGCTGCCTTTACTGTTCAAACGGCCAGTTCTGCCAGAGAAATCCAAAACCTTTCGAAGGTAGCCAACACCAATTCACAAGACTTCCAGCGCATGACCTTCGCCGCGTCTCGCTATGGCGTTGAGCAGGAAAAAGTCGCAGATATCTTAAAGGATGTTAATGACAAGGTAGGTGACTTCCTGCAAACCGGTGGTGGCCCATTAAAAGACTTCTTCGAGAATATCGCGCCTTTGGTAGGCGTCACTGCCAACGAATTCAAAAATCTTTCCGGCGACCAGGCATTACAGCTTTACGTTGATTCCCTTGAAGCCGCCAATGTCTCTCAATCTGACATGGTCTTCTATATGGAAGCCATTGCATCAGATGCCACAAAACTCCTTCCCCTGCTATCCAAAAGCGGCAAAGAACTTAAGAATTTAGGTGATGAAGCTGAGCGCACCGGCAATGTCTTTTCTGACATGGACTTCGAAGAGCTGGCAGAGCTCGACCGCACTATTCTTGATTTCAAATCAACCTTAACTGGCGTGAAAAATGAAATCGTTCTGGCTGCTGTTCCTGCCATTAACGACATGATGGAGACCTTAAGCGATCCAACTGTGATAGAAGGAATCAAGGGCATCGCCGGTGCTCTTATCGATGTAACCACTCTAACCATTGAGTTTGCTGCTGAGTTCTCATCCTCAATCAAATCTATATCGGATGATCTGGCCGCGTTCTCAGGTGGTGCTGCACTTGACGACTACGAGCGCTCAATCAAGGAATTGGAGCGTTTATCTAATAGACGTGAGCGCTGGGCCACTTTCGGGGAGGCTCTACTTTCGGACGAATACATTGCTGAAACTGAAGCGAGAATTAAGCAGCTTCAAGGCACAGTTGGTAATTTTGAAAAAGGTCTGGATGCTCTTGGAAATCCTCTTAGCCGTTCTGATCTAGAGGCTGAGATTGCAAGAATAACGTCCCATCTAGAAGACCTGGAAGAAATGAACTTCTTGGGTGTCAACACCCTCAACATTGAGCGCCAGAAAAACGTACTCGAGTCTTTTAATAAGGCGTTAGCTAACACCGCAGAATTAAAGAAGGATAGCGAGGAAGAGGGCCCAAGTGGCCAGTCAGCAGGCCCGATGACTCCCAGAGTCTTTGGTATTGACATTGATCAGAAGTTTGTTAGCGAGGCAATGAAGAAAGCCGAAGAGCGACAAAAAGCTGCTCGTGAAGAAGCTGAACGATTAACAGCTGAGATTTCCAACCAGGTGGCGGAATGGGAGAAACAGGCTAAGACCCTGGGGCTTTCCAGTGAACAGTTGGCTGTATACAACCTTGAGCAGATGGGTGCCACCGATGCTCAGATTGCATCCGTAGAAGCCGCTCAGGAACAGATTAAAGCCTACGAACAGCGTATTAAGAAAGAAGAAGATTATAAGAACCTGGTTGGCGAACTTCGCACGGAAGAAGAGCAGCTGGCCGATCAGATGCGTGAACGCCTGGCTATTCTCGATGCGATGGGTGATTTGACCGATGATCAGCGTAACAACACGCTAGGCCGCATTGTTGACGATGCCTTTGGAGAGGCGCCGGAACTTGGCAAAAGCAAAGACCAGGAAGGAATCGACGAATCCAGAAGTGAACTTGAAGATTGGTATGCAGAGCAGCTTGATATGCTCGATACCTTCCGCAAGGAGCGCGCTGACCTCAACGCTCAGTGGGATGAAAAGGAAGCTGAATTAAAGCAGGAATACCAGGAACGTCAAAATGAAATAGAACGTGAAAACGAAGAGTTAAGACGCCAGCAGCGTGAAGAAGGCTATATGGCGCTGCTGGACATCATGGGGCAATACTTCGATGGAATGGAAGGCAAAGAAGCGGCCTATGCGAGAGCTGCCATTCAAATAGGCAAGACGCTTCTTGACGAAAAGAAAATGGACTCTATTGAGTCTATCTGGACAAACACCTATGACGCGGCAATGGGCGCATACAACGCCCTGGCATCAATCCCTTATGTTGGCCCATTCCTCGGCGCTGCTGCATTCGGTGCGGTAATGGTCACAGGTGCGGGTGCTGCTGCAGGCGTCATGGGTATGGCTCACGATGGTCTCGATTCTGTGCCCGAGACTGGCACCTGGTTGCTTGAAAAAGGTGAGCGGGTAACGACCGCTAACACCAGTGCCAAGCTGGACAATACTCTGGATCGCGTCATGAACAGCATGGGCAACGGTCGAACCGGTGGTGGTGTGAACCAGACCATCAATGTTCAAGGTAAGCCAGACCGTAGGACTTCGAAACAAATCGCCCAGGATTCCGCAAAACAACAAAGAGTAACCGCTAAGAGGTATGGTGTCGGTGTTTAACGAATCGCGATTATTAGACCGGGTAGCCTATGGCTCTGAGTTCGGTCACAGCTACAAAACGCGCATAGAAGAACTACGCTCAGGCGTGGAACGAAGGAATGCCGAATGGGATCTTCCACTGGCCAGTTGTTCTTTGATTTTTCAGAACATAGATGAAGATGACCATCATATTGTGATTGCCGCACATCATGCCTGCAAAGGGATGCTGATCGGCCTCAGAGTAAAAGACTGGTCTGATTATAAAGCGATTAATGAACCAATAGGATTTGGCACAGGCGCACAGGAAACCTACCAGCTGACCAAGACCTACACCTTTGGAGCATTAAGCACTGCTAAAAAGATATCCAAGCCAGTGCAGGGGCAAGTATCTGTATTCGCTGATGGTTCGCCTGTTACTCCAGATTCTATTGATTACACCACGGGGATAGTTACTTTGACTGCCACATCAGGGCAGGAAATCACCTGGACCGGTGAATATGATTTACCTATGAGATTTGATAGCGATGAGATCAGCTTCAGTGCTGACAACCGTTCGGGTGGTAAGTTAATCCTCAATACAGACGTTCAGCTTGTGGAGCTTCGCTTGTGAGAAACATTCCCGCAGCACTCAAAGCCCATATTGATTCTGGCGTAACTACGCTTTGCCGGTTGCTAAAAATCCGTCTGGAAGATGGACGTGAGTTTGGAATGACCACGCTTGATCGCGACGTTGAATACCAGGGGCTTAGCTATAAGGCTATGAACGGCTTTGACACTTCCATTATATCGACTGATGAAAGCTTTAGTGTGGACAACGCGGAAGGTTATTCCCTGTTCGCAGCATACGTTCCAGGTATCGAAGCGGACATGGTTTACCGTGGCGAACTGGATAACGCCACCTGGGAAATGATGATCGTGAATTACTCAGACTTAACCCACGGACATATCTTGCTCGACCGCGGCGATGTAGGTGAAGTCAAGGCAGTGCGCGATACAGTCTTTATCCCTGAACTTCTTTCCTTCACCGCCCGGCTCAGACAGACCATTGGACTTGTTGACAGTCGCACTTGCCGTGCTCGATTTGGAAGCCCTGCCAACTCTCAAACAGGGTGCGGGGTTGACGCAGAAGCCCTGTGGGAATCGCACACAGTAACAGCAGAAGCCAGCGAAGAGCCTAATGTGACCTTCTTTAGCAACACGGTAGCTGGAATCACGCCACCGGCAAGGGTTAAGTGGACGGGTGGTGACAATACGTCAACACGACTATACCAGGTCGAAGTCGTCGATGAATCAACTGGGCAAATCACCCTATTGGAGCCCCTGCCTTTCCCGGTATCAATCAATGACACTTTCGATATTCGGCCTGACTGCGACAAACGATTTGCTACCTGTCGCGATACCTACGACAACATGCTTAATTTCAAAGGTGAAAACCTGATCCCAACTGGCGAAGCTGTGGATACGCCTGGCACAGCAACAGGTGGAGGCTTTACCGGTGGATACACAGACAATGACGAACCAATTCAGCAGCAATAGAAGCCTGGCCATTAATTACGCTCGAAGCCTGATAGGGGCTAAGTGGCGGCATCAGGGGCGCTCGCCCTGGGCGGTGGACTGCATTGGGCTGCTGGTGTTGTCTTTGCGAGAAGCAGGGCTGGAGCTGGAAGATACGACTCACTATAGCCGCGAACCCTGGAACGACAATCTACAAGCCGAATTAAGAAAGCGCTTTGGTGAGCCTGTGGAGAATTATCAACCTGGAGATATTGCGGTGTTTAAGGCATTTTCTCAAGATCCGTCACACGTCGGGCTAATTGCAGAAAGTCGTCATGGGGGATTATCCCTAATCCATTCACGCGCTGGACATAAAGTGATGGAGCACGGCTTCGATAAGAAGTGGCAAAGAATGTTTGTGGAGGCCTATAGCCCATGGGCCAGTTAATATTTGGTAAAACCGCCGTTGTCGAAGGACAGCGATTCAATCAGCTCAAGGTTCAGACCTCAAAAGAAGGTGTCCCGCGCCCGATCATCTTCGGAACGGTTCGCCCTGTGGTGGGTAATGTTATCGCAGCAGCAGAGCCACGCATTGTCGAGGTTCGACAAAAAAGTGGTGGCAAAGGGGGAGGTGGCGTAGAAACAGAAAGTGATGAGGTTTATCGAACTTACGCGATCCGAATTTGCGAAGGGCCAGTGACTGCGGTAACAAAGGTGTGGCGTAACAACGTGCTTGTCTTTGATAAAAAGATTTATGACGAAGGGCAAGATGCGCAAGGCGAGTATCCTGAAAACCTTAAAGCAATCTTCGAGAACAGTCAGGCCTTTCACAACATTGTCGAATTCTTCCTGGGCGACTACGACCAGCAGCCGTCAGCAGTTCTTCAGGGCGCCTTTGGGGTTGATGAGGTTCCGCCCTATCGAGGCACCTGCTACATGGTGGTGGATGATGAAAATCTAACCTCGAATAATGGCGCTATCCCTCAGTATCGGTTCGAGGTCGAAAGGTGTGTCGGTACGTTTTTAACCAGCAAGCCGTATCCCGTTTATTCAGAGACGGCTGTCGAAGTGACAAGCTTCGCTGTGAACTCAATCAATCTTGAAGCCTACGTCGTTGAGCATGGGGTTACGGAGGCTGTCGAAGTGACAAGCTTC